GATAGTTTAATCGTAGGGTTTATATGGATGGGTATTTCACATGGGAGGACTGTCATGTATGATTGAATATGAATGGTGTGTTGTGAGCCTGTATGATGACTTTTCGCTAGCTTACCCTTTTTGCTTGCTTGTGTGTTATGTGTGGTCTCTTCCTTTGCAATGATCATCAACCTCGTTGATGTGAGCAGACGTGAGAACTCCTGACAGTGGTGATGGAAATAGGGATGCTGCAGCTTGACGCTTTGGACATGTGTTGGGCCCACTGTGGGGTCCATTACTAGCAGATTCTGTTATTTATGTTTCTTGTACGAACAAGACCTAGCATTCTTAACTGTGTTATTTTCAGTTCAGTTCTGGTTGAGCCATGAAGGGCCCTTTTCTTGAAATTCGAGGATATCTGACGTATTGTATACATTCTTACCCTAATCCCCGTACTCTCTGATTATTCATGTATGTGATGTTTTATTAATTGAGGTTATTCAGTTTTTGGGACGTTACATTTATAGTATCAGAGCGGTCGACCCTTAGGATCTATGGTCTAGTGTGCCTGCTTAGCTACCGTTGTATATTGTGTGTTGCTAGCTAAGCTCTCAGCTAGTCAAGTCTAACTCTTGTTTTCCAGCCTTCTCAGGGTGACGCACCAGACATCGCTAGGGCGATCGAAGCGATGGTGACTGCTATGGCACAACAAAGTACTACAATGATGCAACAACATGAAGCATCGATGCAGCGGCAGGCGGCATCACTTGAGCAACAACAACTAGTTATGAAGCAGATGGAAGCTGCTAGGGTGGCTGCTGAGGACGCTCACCGTCAACACATGGAGGCCCTCCGTCAGTTGGAGGAAAATAGGACCACCGCCCCTGTCCACGGCCCTGAGCCAAGACCTCTCCATCGGGAATGGAGTTTGGAAGACTTTCTGAAGCACCATCCGACTAAGTTTAATGGGAAGATCAGTCCAGATGTCGCAGATCAGTGGTTGAAGGACATTGAAAGGATTTTTGATGCTAAGATGTGCCCCGAGGAGAGTAGGCTGGCCTTCGCAGTGTACATGCTCACTGGTGAGACTGAGCACTAGTGGATCAGTATGAAGTCCATCATGGAGAAGAGGCAGGAACCAGTTACTTGGGAGGTCTTTAGGAGAAAGTTCCTCTCCGAATACTTCCCCGACAGCGTCAAATATGCTAAAGAGGTGGAGTTTTTGCAGTTGACTCAAGGAAGCAAATCTGTAGCTGAGTATGCAGAAAAGTTCAAGCATCTCAGCCGCTTTTATACCATGCCACTAGATGAAGAGTGGCGATGCAAGAAGTTTGAGAACGGCCTCCGCGGGGATCTTCGTTTGATGGTGGCTCCGCTGTCCATCAAGGATTTTGCAGTCTTGGTAGAGAAGGCCAGGGTCATGGAGAAGATGAAGGTGGAGGTGGAAACTCAGCACCCTCACCAGCAGAGAGTGGGAGGACCATCTGGGTCCAGGCATAGGCATGAGGAGAGGAGGAAACCATATACTAGGCCCCATTTCCAGTCTCAGGGGTCTAGGGAGTCTTCTTCCCAACAGAGCAGAGTTCAATGCTACCAGTGTGGGGGATCGCACAAGAGGAATGTCTGCCCCCAGCTTGCGGGCTTCAAGAGATGCAACAATTGTGGCAAGGAGGGCCACTTTGGCAGGGATTGCCCCACCCTCGTGAGGACAGCAACGCGTACTCCAGTTCTGACCCCAGTCCAGAATCAGCAGAGGAGGGGAGGCAACAGGCCTCAAGCATCGGGCAGAGTGTACGCCATGACTGGAGCGGAGGCAGCAGGCTCAGGTAACCTTGTCATGGGACGTTGTGTGATTGCTGGTAAATCTGCATGTGTTTTGTATGACTCTGGAGCGACACACTCTTTTGTGTCTGAATCTTGTGTGCAAAGGTTGGGTCTGCCGGTTTGTGAACTACAATATGACCTTGTGGTATCTACTCCGGCATCGGGTTTGGTCAGGACATCGTCCTTGTGTGCTAAGTGTCCAGTGGAGGTAGAAGGACGCAGGTACAAAGTGAATCTGATCTGTCTACCTCTGTAGGAGTTGGAGGTAATCCTAAGGATGGATTGGCTCTCTGCCAATCGCATTCTTATAGATTGCCGCAAGAAGAGGCTGTTATTTCCCAACTTAGAGGAGCCTGAGTTGTTATCGTCTCACGGGGTTATGAAGGAGCTACAGGACGGTGCACAGTGTTTCTTGATCTTCACCCACCTAGAGGTGGAGGGAGAAGAGAGGAAGTATGTTATACCGGTAGTACAAGAATTTGAAGACGTGTTTCTAGAGGAAGTACCGGGATTACCCCCTAGTAGAGAGGTGGAGTTCTCGATTGATTTGGTACTTGGAACCGGGCCAGTGTCGATGGCTCCATACCGTATGGCTCCGGTAGAGTTGGTGAAACTCAAGAAACAGATAGAGGATTTACTGGGGAAATAGTTCATCCGACCCAGTACCTCATCTTGGGGAGCGCCGGTACTGCTGGTGAAGAAGAAGGATGGGAGTTCGCGGTTGTGTGTAGACTACAGACAGTTGAACAAGATGACCATCAAGAACAAGTACCCCCTTCCGAGGATAGATGACTTGATGGATCGGTTGCATGGATCCTCGATATTTTCAAAGATTGACTTGCGGTCGGGATACTACCAGATTCTGGTGAAGGCAGATGATGTACAGAAGACGGCCTTCAGGTCCCGGTATGGGCACTACGAGTATGTGGTTATGCCTTTCGGTGTGACCAATGCTGCGACGGTGTTCATGGACTACATGAACAGAGTTTTCAGGCCATTTTTGGATAAGTTTGTCATAGTCTTCATAGACGACATTCTTATATACTCCAAGACTCAGGAGGAGCATGACGAGCATATGAGACTAGTGTTGGGTGTCTTGAGAGATAAACAATTATATGCCAAACTATCCAAGTGCGAGTTCTGGATGGACGAGGTACAATTCTTGGGCCACGTGATATCAGCACAAGGCATTGCGGTGGATCCCGCGAAAGTTGATGTAGTGGTTAAGTGGGAAAGTCCCAAGTCAGCAACCAAAATCAGAAGCTTTGTGGGTTTAGCCGGCTACTATAGGAGATTCATAGAGGGATTCTTCAAGATAGTGGCGCCCCTGACCCAGCTTACTCGGAAAGACCAACCCTTTGCTTGGACGGATAAATGTGAGGAAAGTTTTCAAGAACTGAAGCGACGTTTGACGAGCGCCCCGATATTGGTTATTCCGGATGTTGGAAAACCCTTTGAGGTTTATTGTGACGTACCCCACCTTGGACTTGGTTGTGTTCTGATGTAGGAGAAGAAGGCAGTGGCATATGCGTCGAGGCAACTCAAGGTGCATGAGAGAAACTATCCCACTCATGACCTAGAGCTAGCAGCTATAGTTTTCGCCTTGAAAATTTGGAGGCATTATCTTTATGGTGCTAATTCTGGGTATTCAATGATCACAAGAGTTTGAAGTACCTATTTGACCAGAAGGAGTTAAACATGAGGCAGAAGAGATGGATGAAATTCTTAAAGGACTATGATTTTGAACTTTTGTATCATCCGGGGAAGGCAAATGTGGTAGCAGACGCCTTGAGTAGAAAGACAGTGCACGCCGCTCATCTTATGATAAAGGAGGTGGAACTGTTGGAGAAATTCAGAGACATGAGACTGCAGGTGGAGTTGGAGTCAGGATTCATTAGATGTAGTACTCTGACCATATCTAGTGACTTCCTAAACTCGGTTAGAGAAAGACAACTGTTGGATACTGGCCTGAACAAGGTTAGGGAGCAATTGGGGTCAGAAGGGGCAAAGGACTTCGCGTTGGGTGACGACGACATATTGAGATTCCAGGGCAGAGTGTGTGTGCTTGATGATGTGGAGGTGAAAAGGCTAATCCTTGAGGAAGGACATAAGAGTCGTCTTAGCTTGCATCCGGGCATGACAAAGATGTATCAAGACCTCAAGGAAGCTTTCTGGTGGCAAGGGATGAAGAAGGATGTGGCACAGTTCGTGTCTGCCTGTCTGACCTGTCAGAAGGCGAAAGTGGAGCACCAGAGACCCGGTGGGATGATACAGCCCCTGGAAATACCAGTGTGTAAATGGGATAGCATCTCGGTGGACTTTATGACCCATTTGCCACAAACTTTTAGAGGGCACGACACCATCTGGGTCATAGTGGACCAGCTGACCAAAGGTGTGCATTTCTTAGCAATGAACCTGAGGATGCCTATGGTTAAGTTGGCTCAACTGTACATCAAGGAGATTGTGAGGTTGCATGGAGTGCCTTCGAGCATCATATCAGATAGAGATCCATGGTTCATATCATGGTTTTGGCAAACCTTGCAGGGTGCTTTGGGAAGCAAACTCACGATGAGTTCTACCTATCATCCTCAGACAGATGGCCAATCTGAGAGGACGATTCAGTCACTCGAGGACTTACTACAAACCTGCATACTGGATCACTTGGGTGTTTAGGATGAAGTGCTGTCGTTGGTTGAGTTCACCTATAATAATAGTTTCCACGCAAGCATTGGGATGACACCATATGAGGCTCTTTATGGTCGGAGGTGCAGGACCCCCTTGTGTTGGTATCAGGATGAGGAGGCAGTGTTAGTTGGGCCATAATTGTTGGAACAGACCACCGAGAAGGTGAGAATGGTGAGGAATAGGATGCAGGCTTCTTAGAGCAGACAAAAGGCTTATGCAGACCGCGGAAGGAGGCCCTTGAAATTCGAGACTGGAGATCACGTGTTCTTGAGGGTGACCCGAACCACTAGTGTGGGAAGGGCTCTTCGTTCAAGGAAGCTTTCTCCTAAGTTCCTTGGCCCCTATCAGATCTCGAGGAGGATTGGGCCGGTGGCTTATGAGAGATAGCCTTGCCCCCTCAGTTGGCAAATCTTCACCCGGTGTTCCACGTGTCGCAATTGAGAAAGTATGTCTTTGATCCCTCTCATGTGCTAGAAACAGAGGATGTACAAATTCGGGAGGATCTCACAGTGGAAGTACCACCAGTGGCTTTAGAGGGTAGCAAAGTTGAGGAACGCCGAGGAAAAACAGTCAGCCTGGTCAAAGTCATCTGGGATCAGAGAACGGGCGACTCGACTTGGGAGTTGGAGGAGGATATGAGGAAGTCACATCCGCATCTGTTTCTCTAGTAAGTCTGTATTTTCGAGGACGAAAATTTTTGTTGTTAGGGAGAATGTAAAGCCCTGTTTTCTGCCTTAGTGTTTTAAGGGCTGCCCTTAACCTAATGGGCCTAAAGGTTGGCCCAAGGAGTAAAAATGTACCCTAATCTGCCCTAACAGTCTCACTTTTCTTCACTCTCAGAGACAGTACATTTTTTGCCTCCTTGAGCAGCTACGACGCTCTCCTAGGGTTTTGCCGCCAATATTCTTCGAGCTAGCCCAAGCAAAAGATTCCAACCACGTAAGTCAACTTCGATCTCTTACGTCCGTTAGGCAAACTTTTACCGTTAGGGTTAGTAGTAACTTGTGCTTATTCTGTATTACCGTTTGTTTCCCAGCTCTTTGGCCATCTTAGGACAATTGTGCTCGCTGTGTGCATATTGGAGGTTTCCGCTTAACTCTTTCAGGTAAGGGAAGCTAGGCCTATCTGTATTTCCCTTGGGATCTCCCTGTTTTATGAGCTTGTGATGATTTAATGGTCTGTTTAAGAATATGAGTGGTTGGGAATGCATTTTTGAACTGCTGGATGTGTGTGGGTGGCTGTTACTCGAGGAAATAGTGGCGGGTGCTGGTTTTCTCGCCCAGGCGAGCTAGTCTCGCCTAAGCGAGATTATCAGAGGCTCGCCCAGGACTCTGTCGCTCAATTGTCGCCTAGGCGACTTGCGTTCCTTTTTTTAGCGAAGTGTGCTCTCGCCTGGGTGGCGAGAAGGGACTCGCCTGAGCGAGACCCCACTGAGTCATATGTGCCCTTGTCGCGCTCTCGCCTAGGCGAGATGGAAATGACAGGTTTTTGATGTTGTTGTTGAGTGGTTCACTGATGTGTGGTTGTTATCTGACCCAAATGCTTTACTAGAAGTGTTGCATGTTGATGGTATGATTAAAATGTTACATTTGAAATGGAAATGACATGTTAGTTGTTTGGGTATGAATTGAAGAGCATGAGTTGTATGAATTGCTGATTTTACATGATATTTATATTATGAGGGATTCTTGACTGGTGGGTGGAACATGTTTAAAGGATGAGTAGGGCATAATTCCATGACCCTTGTAGTGAGGGATCTTGGTGGCGCCTCATAGGTTGGACGTAATTCCATGGACCCTCTTAAGGGGAGTCCCTGGTGGTGCCTCAGGGCCAGGGCGTAATTCCACGGATGGCCACGTGGTGGTGCCTCCTGTAAGGGTATAATTCCGTGAAGGTCTCGCGGTGACGCCTCATTGCTAGGACCTAATTCCATTGTCACGTGGTGGTGCCTTAGTTAAGTATCCGGATAGTTTAATCGTAGGGTTTATATGGATGGGTATTTCACATGGGAGGACTGTCATGTATGATTGAATATGAATGGTGTGTTGTGAGCCTGTATGATGACTTTTCGCTAGCTTACCCTTTTTGCTTGCTTGTGTGTTATGTGTGGTCTCTTCCTTT